CCGCCCGGCTGTCGGTAGCCCCGCCGAAATTCCCAATGATTTCGGCTGTGGACAAGGGCGCGTAACCACGCGAAATCACTTGTTCGCGTTGCGCCACTTGCTCCCTGTATTGTCGCGTACTTAGAGCCGTGCGACGGAGCGTCTTGTCGACCTTGTCCAGCTTCTCCTGCATGCGCATGAGCGAGGGTCCACGCTCATCGTCCGGCAGCTGCAGCCACGCGCGCCACAGCTCGGCCGCCTCGGCCTTGGTGCACCCGATGGCCTCGGCGTAGCGCAGCACCACGGAGCGGGGGCGCGCTGCGCGCGCACCCACCGCCTTCCCCAGCACGCGGCGTAGCCGTTCGAACCTACGCCCCATCGTCGCCCTCGCCCTGCGCGTCATGCGCCTCCGCAATCTCCTCGTCGAAGCACTCGCTCGACAGGTGGTATGGGTCTGGGTGCAGGCAGGCGTTGCCGAGAACGCACCCCTGCTCGATGTCGTCGCCGAGGTCGTCGTAGTCCCAGCCCTGGTCGCGTGCCCACGAGCAGTCGCACCGGCAGCCGTCGTTCTGGTCGGTCCACAGATCGTCGCAGTCGCAGGTGCAGGTCTGGTAGCACTCCGGGCACTCGTGCATGGCTACTCCTCCCCCTCTTCCTCGATGCGCTCGAACGCCCGGCGCACCTTGAAGAGCCCAGCGATCTCGAGCTGGCGGGCGCGCTCGCGCACGAGGTTCATCAGCTCGCCGACGTGCTCGAGCGTGACGCCCTTCTTCTCGTGCCGGTCGGCGACGTCCAGCGCGCAGGTCTCCTCGAGCTCGTCGAGCTCCCTGTGCGGGTGGTTGAGCTTGATGGAGCCGTTGTCCTCGTTCACGTCGAGGTACAGGTGGTACTTGCAGCCGACCCATGGGCAGGGCCGCGGGCCGGTGGCGCACTCGCCGCGTGTGCGCGGGCGCGCGGCCTCGACCTCCTGCACGATCGGCAGGGCGAGGTAGCGGCGAGCGCGGCGCACGCCCCACCGGACGGCGATCGTCTTCGCCCGCACGCGCCGCCCCTCGCCGCCGCCGCTCACCGCTCGCCGCCCCCGCGCTCGATCCGGCGGGCCACCCGCTCCAGCGCGCGCTCCTCTAGCTGGCGGGTGCGCTCCTTGGTCAAGTTCAGCCGCTCGGCGACGACCTCGAGCGTCGCGCCCTGCACCCGCTCGGCCACGTCCAGCGCGCAGGTGTCGAACAGCTCGTCGAGCTCGGCGTCGGGGAAGTTGAGCTTGATGCTCCCCGCCTCCGTGACCTCGAGGTAGAGGTGATGCCGGCAGCTCACCCAGGGACAGGGGCGCGGCCCGCCCACGCACTCGCCCCTGGTCCGCGGCCGCCGCTCGGCCGACAACTCGAGCTGCTCCTCGGCCTCGGGGCGCACGAGGCGCCCAAGGTGCTTGAGGCCGATGCTGCGCGCCCGGGCGCGTGCTGGGACGCCCACCGGCTACCCCGCCGCCTTCGCCGGCGCCGCGGCGGGCTCGAAGAGCGGCGCCGGGTCCTGGGCTGCCGGGATGCCGCCGTGCGCGCGCGCCAGGTGCCCGCGCAGCTCCTCGTCCTTGCGCAGCACGGTGGTCTTGCACCGCCTGCACCGCACGAGCTCGCGGGGCGGCATCACAGGCTGCGCGGCCGAGCGCGCCCCGGGCGGAGGGACCCGGCGCCGCGACACGCGCTTCGCCGGCGGGATCGCGTGCGCGCCGCGCGGGCCGCGCGCGACCTCGGGGGGCTTCGCGGCGGCCGGATGGAAGTCGTCCTCCAGGTCGTCGATCGCGCTCACGTCGTCCTCCTCGGGTTCGGGTTCGGGCTGCGACGGCCGCGCGGTCACACGGGCGGCGAGGCGGGCTTCGGCGGCGGTGCGGATCGCCGCCCGGCGCAGCTCGTCCGCGCTCGGGCCCGGCGCCGGCGCGCTCGGCGTGGGGCGCGGCGCGCGCGCGGGCCGGGGCGCGGCCTTCCTCGCCGGTGGCGCCGGCGGCGCGGCAGCCTTCACGGGCTTCGCCGGCGCGGGCACGCATGCGGCGGCGCGCGGACGCGCCTGCTTCGGCCGGCCGCCCGCCCGGCGTGCACACGTCTGCACGTCGAGCCCGGCGAGCGCGCGCAGCCGGCCGAAGGCCTCGTTGACGGCGGCGAGCTCGCGCTCGAGCCGCTGCTTCTGGGCGAGCAGCCCGCGCACGAGCTGCACCGCCTCGCCGTTCAGGCCACCCGCCCGGCTCACCAGCCCACCTCGCAGCGGCCGTAGTGCGCGATCGGCTCGCTCGGGCACAGCGGCCGCACGCGCTCGAGCGTCTCGCCCTCGCAGGTGCAGGCCGGGACGTGACCCGGCGTGTCGGCCTCCGGCCCGCAGTCCTCGGTCGCGGCCGGGTCGACGCAGGTCCCGAGGCCGTCGCAGCCGAAGCCCACGCAGATGCCCGACGCGCAGTCGGCGCCCGCGGCGCAGGCCTCGCCGGCGGCGAGCCCGGTCGGCTCGCACGCGGTCCCGAGCGCCAGGACCATGAGCGCTGCCAGCCAGCGCATGGTCAGGCGCCCTTCCGCCGCGCGGCGCGGGTGGCGTTCGCGCGCGCCGCCGTGCGCTTCGCGCGCCCGCGCACCGGGCACCCGTCGCCCCGGTGCCAGATGCCGGCGTAGCGGCAGCTCGCGCACGCCTCACACGTCGGCGAGGCGTCCCGCGCCTTGGGCGACGAGCAGCACCGGCACGACGCCTGGGTGTTGGTCTGCCCGCCGAAGTAGAAGCCGGCGACGCTCACTGAGCACCCGGCAGCGCCTGCTGCGCCGGCTTCTTCCGCACACCGCTGCGCACCTGCTCGCCGAGCGCCTTGATGCGCGCCTTGAGCTGCTTCTTCTCGCCGCGGTGCTCGGACGAGCGCTTCTTCCAGTCGGCCTCGAGCTGCTCCAGCTCGAGCTCTGCCTCGGCGAGCGCCAGACCGGCGGCCGCCTTCTCGTCGGCCGAGAGCTTCTCGAGGTAGACCGGGCCCGCGCCGTCGTGCTCGACGCCGTCGGCGCCGTTCTGATCCGGTGGTGTGGTCTTGCTCTTCTTCGCCATCGTCGTTCTCCTACCGGGCCGCCGGACGCGGCCCGTGCATGAGTGGCCCGTTGGCCACGAGCCCGGCGGCCGCGCCGCCGCCGAGCGGGTTCCCCTGCAGCGCGCGCCCCATGCGCACGAGCTCGCTGTCGAGACACGTCACCACCGCGGCGAGCGCGTCCCATGCGTGCTCGTGCTTGGCGCCGGCGACCTCGGCGCGCATCGCGCGGATCGCGTCTGCGGCACCCCGCGGCGCCGCCCACGAGAGCATCGCCTCCGCGATCGCCTCCTTGCTGGCGTCCTTGCGCCCGCAGATGGCCTTCTTGACCTCCTGCGGCGAGGCCTGCACGACCGAGACGCTGTGGATGGTCGCGAGTGCCGCGACCACGCCCCACGCGATGCCCACCTTGGCCACGGCGCCGGCGTTGCGCGGCCAGCTCTGCGCCTCCGCGGCGAGCACCGCCACCCGCTCGCCGCCGCGCTGCTCGAGCACGACCTGCAGCTCGCTCGTGAGCTCGCGCGCGCGGCGCAGGTTGTCGTCGCTCGCTCGGACCTGCCGCTTCTTGTCGCTCTTCTCGGTCTCGATGACGCCGAGGCCGAGGACCTCTTCGGCCGTCGGGCGCAGGCGCACGAGCGCCCAGCCGCAGGCCGCGAAGCCCGGGTCGATTCCCATGATGATCAAAACAACCTCCCCTGCTTGGGCCCGGCCGCCTTGGCGTGCGGCGGGCAGTAGTCGACGCCGGGCTCCTGCGGGCGCGCGTGCACCTGGCACAGCTCGGCGTCGCAGGTCCCGGACAGCGGGCGCCCGGCGCGGTCGCAGCGCTCGACCGGGTAGTCGCAGGCGTGCGTCGCCTTGCGGTCGCAACCGGGCACGCTGCACCTCGGCGCTGGCTGGCGGCCGCGGCTGCAGATGTACCCGCTCCAGCCCGGGCCCGAGACTGGCGTGCAGCTCACGCGGCGTTCTCCTGCGGCTTGCGGCCGCGGTCGCGGTACGTGGCGCTCTTGGCGTCCCAGCCGAGCGACACCTGGCCCGTCGGCCCGTTCTTGTTCTTCTCGCAGATCACCAGGCCGAGGCCGGCCCACAGCTCGAGCTGCTTGGCGACCTTGGGGTCGTCGAGGTCCTGCTTGCGCAGGTAGTACTCGGGCCGGTGCACCATGAGCACGACGTCGGCGTCCTGCTCGAGCTCGCCGGCGCCGCGCAGGTCGGCGAGCGTCGGCCGGTTGCCCTCGCGCTTCTCGTTCTCGCGGTTGAGCTGCGACAGCAGCAGCACCGCGCAGCCCTCCTCGCGCGCCAGGTCCGCCGCGCCCTGCGAGACCGCCGCGATCCGCTCGTGCTGGCGCTCGCCGGGCGCGCGGATGATCTGCGCGTAGTCGATCACGACGAGCTTGGTGCGGTTCGCGCGGCGCTTGCGGCGCACGCGCAGCTGCAGCTCGGCGATGGTGAGGCCGCGCGCCTCGTCGATGACCCACCGGTCGCGCTGGAAGAGCGTGTCGGCGGCGACCGAGACGCGGCGCCACTCGAGCTCGTTCACGTCGAGGTCCCAGAGCTTCGCGAGGTCGACGTCGCCGTGGTCGGCGAGCGCGCGCATCACGTACGCCTTGGTCGTGTCCTCGGTCGAGAACACGTGGACGCCGTCGCCGGCGGCGTTCACCTGGTCGGCGATCGAGCGGGCGAGCGCGCTCTTCCCCTGGCTCGGGCGGCCGGCCAGGATCGTCACGTTGCCGACCGGCAGACCGCCGCGGAGGAGCGCGTCGAGGGAGCCGATGCCGGTGCGCAGCTTCAGCGAGACGATCTCGCCGCGGCGCTTGGCGTCGATGGCCTGGCCGAGCTCGAGGAAGCACTTCTTCGCGGCCTCACGCATGGTGAGCGACTCGTCGCGCCGCGGCAGCTCGACGGCGCCGAGGGTGGTGAGCAGCGCGCCGAGGAGCTGCTCGCCGGGCTGGTCGTCCTTCGCCGCGGCGGCCTCGACCTCGGCGACCGCGATCGCAACGCGCCGGCGGAGCGCGTGGTCGGCGACGATCCGCGCGTAGTGCTCGACGTTGTCGGCGGTCGGCGTCCTGCGGACCATCTCGGAGAGCGCGCTGAGGCCGCCGACGGCCGCGAGATGGCCGGTGCGCTGCAGCTCGTCCGAGACCGTGATCGCGTCGACCGGCTGCTTCCGCGCGCGTAGGGTGCGCATCGCCGCGAAGAGCGCATGGTGCGGCAGGTGGAAGAAATCCCACTCGGTGAGCGCGAGGTCGTCGAGGACGTCGGACCGCAGCATGACCGCGCCGAGCACGGAGGCCTCGGCGTCGACGTTGTGCGACGTCGCGAGCAGCGCGCGGTGGTCGCGGTTGTCTTCGCGCTCGCGGCTCACAGTGCCAGCCCTTTCTGTGCGCGCTGGTAGAGCGTCACCGCGCGCATGGGGAACCCGAACCCGGTCGAGAGCCCGAACGCCTTCACGAACCGGCAGCCGGGCGGCGGGTTCGGCGTGATGTAGTGGACGAACGCGATCATCCCGCCAGGGCGCGCGACGCGCGCCGCCTCGGCGAGCAGGTGCTTCGGGCGCGGGTACTCGACGCTGTAGAGCTCCTTGGCGTAATGCTCGGTGTAGGGCGGGTCGAGCATGACTGCCGCGACCGAACCGTCGGCGAGCGGCAGCGCGCGCCCGTCGGCGAGGATGTCGGGCCGAGCCGCCGGGCGGATGTCGACGCGGATCCCCTCGCCCTTTGGCAGCGAGCCCGAGCAGACGTGGAGGATCTCGCGCCGCTCGCAGCGCAGCCAGGGGAGCAGCTTGCCGATCAGCGCCGCGGGGTACTGGCCGAAGACCGGCGCGGGCGGCGTGGCCGCGTCGAGCTCGGCGAGGTCCTCGTACAGGTAGCAGATCGCCGGGCGCGACGGCGCGGCCGCAGACGACGGCCACGTGCCGTTCGTGCCGACCACGCGCTCGCCGAACTCCTTGCGCTTGCGGTCCTGGATGGCCGCGTCCAGGTGCGCGCGCGTGCGCGCCGGGGATGGCACGTCGCGCCCGCGCATGCTGCGCTTCCGGCCGCTCACCGGCGGTTCCCCTGCTCGTCGATGAGCCCGGCTGCGATGGCGTCGCGGGTCAGCTGCCGGTCCTCGAAGTCGGACAGACCTCGCCCGCGTGGCATCGGGACGACGGCCGCGCGCACCGTCGTCGGCCCCGCCGCTGCGCCGTTCTGCGGCTTGCCAGTGGCGTCGGGAATCCAGTCCTCCCATTCGCCGGCCCACGTGTCGAAGTGCTTCGTGAACTGCGGGTCCTGACCTCGGCGATGCTCGGCGTACGCCTTCACGGCCGCCATGAGGGACGCGTAGTCGCCCGGCGTCTTGACCGCCTTCGCGAGCTTCTCGAGCCCGCGCTTCTTGCCCTCCTTGCGCGGGTAGAGCCGGTAGGCCGCTTCCAGGTCGAAGGCCCTGCGCTCCTGCTTCGGGATCGGCAGCTCGAGCACCCCCGACCCTGGTCGGGGATCTTGATCAGGCACGGAAGGCACAGAAGGCACGGAAGGCACGGAAGGCACGGAAGGCACGGAAGGAGTGACAGCGTGTGACGCCGCGTGACGCGCCTCCGAATCCGCGTGACGTTCGGTCACGCTTCGTGACTCGCCGTCACGTTTCGTGACGCCAGTGTGAGCTGCGCCACCTTCCAGCTCGGCTAGCCTGTCGAAGTCCTTCCGGCGCTCGCGGAGGGCCTGCTGGCGTGCCTTGTCGCTCTGGACCGTCTCGTTGGCGTCGCGGTAGTTGGGCACGAAGAGGTAGCTGGTGCCGTCCTTGACGCCCTGGCGCAGCTCGACGCACCCATCAGCGAGCAGCTCCTCGAGCGCGCGCCCGGCCACTTCCCAGGGCATCTTGATGTGGGCGCAGATGCCGCGGAGGCCATGCCGGCCGAGTTCGAGCACGCCGGCGCGGTTGAACTTCCGCAGCAGCAGCCACCAGAGGGCCTGCGCCTCCCACGACCACATCAGGTAGTCGGTGGTGTCACGCGTGTAGGCGCGGACGTATCGCTCGTCGCTCCAGTCCATGCTCAGGGCGACCCCGGCTTGTACTGCGTGAGGTTTCCAGCCTCGGCCCAGCGCCGCTGCCAGCTGTCTGGCAGCAGCCACGCGAAGAACGGAACGGAGAGCCATGCTGGCCCTGGAGCCACCCTCGTCGAGCCGATGCTCGGGTCGCGACCGACGACGCACGCGTGACCGCCCCATCCCGACGCGACGACCTTCGAGCACGCCGGCTGCGTCTCCTCGGGGCACGCGGCTGGCTTGACCTCGACGAGAATCTCGGCCGCCCGTGCACCACCAGGACCGACAACCAGGAAGTCCGGGATGTAGCCTGGTAGCTCCACGGGCTCGTAAACCCAGCTCCAGCCGGCGACGTCGAAGAACGCCGCCCAGCGCGCCTCGAGCCGCGAGCGGAACCGCACGCCGCGGTACATCGTCGGGATGGCTGCAAACGTCGTCACAGGTCTCCTCCCTGGCGCCTGGCTACGCCCGCGCCCGGCTGCAGCTCGCGAGCGATGTCCCAGGCCTCGAGGTAGAGCTCGCGCGCCCCCTCGAGGTCGCCGCGGGCCTCGGCCTCGCGGATGAGCGTCGGGATCGCGCGCTGCCGCGCGACCAGGGTGTTCTTCAGGGGCGCGCGCTCGGCGGCAAGCGCGCGTTGCAGGTCGCCCTCCGCCATCGCGCGCGCGAGGTCCTCGTCGCGCAGGCCGATGGTCTGCATCAGGTAGCGCGTGTGCCCGGCGGCGATGCCGGCCCAGCACAGCACGGCGGCGAGCTCGCGCATCAGTGCACCGCCTCGCCGGCGGTCACGCGCACGCATTCGGGGCAGCGATCGGTGCTCCAGCCGAGCCCCCTGCCCTCCGGCGTGTGCCAGACGTGCTTCCAGCCCTGGCGCTCGGCCTCGAGCCGCACGTCGGTGAGCGTGCGCGCGACGCAGGCCTCGTGCGCCAGGCGCTCGTCGCTGGGGAAGGCGACGACGGGCGTGTAGTTCTCGCCGCAGTCGTCGCACAGCAGGACGTAGGTGGCTCGACTCGCCATCTTGGTCACCTCGCGAATGGCCCGGCGTGCTTCCAGTTCACGCCGCGCACGATGTTGTTCACGCCGCTGCGCGTGATGCCGTACCGCTCCGCGATCGCCCGGCAGGTGAGCCCAGCGGAGCGCAGCTCCCTCACGAACCAGCCGATCATCCGGCGGATTCGCCGTCGGCACTCGGCCCGCGTCATGTACTACGGCGCGACGCTGGTGGTGTCCATCGACTGCGTCGAGCGCTGGCCTCACGTCCCTCACTGGGAACGCTGCGACGCCGACCGCAACGAGCGCTTCGCTCGCGCGTTCGAGGGGCTGGCGAAGCAGATCGCACAGGAGGCTGCGCTCTTGGCCAGGCAGCGGCAGTAGCGCGCCCACTACGCGCCCTCGCCGACCAGCTTCCGCCACTTCCAGTCGGACTTGGCGTCCGCAGGCGGTGCGGCCGCCTCGGCCTGCTCCGCCGGTGGCGGCTCGTCGAGCGCGATGGGCAGCGGCCCCTGGACGAGCGCGTCGATGGTGCAGCCGAAGAGGCGCGCCATCACCTGCAGCTGCTCGACGCTCGGGCGGTGCCGATCGCTCTCGATGTGCGCGATGTTGGTCGGGTGGCAGGCGAGCGCCTTGGCGACGTCGGCGCGGCTGATCTTCCGGTCCTCGCGAACGGCCCGCAGCCGCGCGCCCAGGCTCATTTCAGACATGCCGCAATCGTGAGAGTTCCTCACGATTACGTCAAGCACTTTGTGAGGGACTCTCTAGATGTTTGAGAGTATTGCTCAATCTATGAGCCGGCGCTCCGGTAGCGGCCCAACTGATGGTGGTGACCGACGAGTTCCGCGAGGCGCTCCGGATGTGGCTCTTTCAGAAGCGCGGCCGCCAGACCGAGCTCGCCAAGGCGATCGGCTGCGACCCCTCGAACATCTCGCAGCTGGTGAACCGCCCCGACGAGTACAAGACCTCGACCTGGGTCCTACCGATCTCCGAGTACACGGGCATTCCGCTCCCCAGCCAGCCCGCCGCGGTCACCGAGGAAGACCTCGATCTTCTCAATCGACATCGGTGTGCCGTTCGTGTAGCGTCGGAAGTGTGGGGGAGCGTGACGTCCTGCGCCTGCTCTTGGAGCTCAAGGCCAGAAGGCCCGACGAGTACCAGGCGCTGCGCGAGTTGGTGAAGTCGTTCGTCGCCGGCGACCCGGAACTTCCCGCCGCCGCTCTATTCGTGAGAAAGTCTCACCAATCTAGTTGACAGACACTCATGGCGTGAGTAACTCTCACGTTCATGAGAGACGCGCTCTCGTCGGAGCTTCCAGCCGCGATCGAGTGCCACCACTGCGGCGACACGGGCGCCTGCGGCTGCGATCTCGCGTGGTGCCCGACCTGCGCCGGCGACGGCCGCGTCGCCTACTGTCGCTGCTGGGACTGCGGCGGCGGCGGCGTGCTCGACATCGAGGAGGCCGAGCGCATCGAGGCGCGCGAGGCGCAGGCCTCCGCTGACGCGCGGTGGCGTCCGGGCTACGGCGAGCCGGAGGTCTGGCGGTGATCGCCATCGCGCGCGCGCCGATGCTGCTGCCGCCGGCGAACGACACCGAGCGCGAGCAGCTGCTCTACGCGAGCCTGCTCGTCGGCGGCCGAACGAAGCGTGACCTGCTGCGCGTGCTCTCGGGCGCCGCGGCGGTGGACGGCCGGGAATTCGTCGTGCTCGTCGCGAGGGTGTCATGAGGCGGCCAGGCGACGACGAGTCCCGCTTCTGGTCGAAGGTCGCCATCGGCGACGGCTGCTGGGAGTGGCGCGGCGGGCGCAGCCTCCACGGCTACGGAGTCTTCTGGCTCCGTGGGCGACTCGTGGGCGCGCACCGCGTCGCGCTGGCGCTGACGCTCGGCAAGGTTGCCGGGCACGTCCTTCATGCCTGTGACAACCCCGCGTGCGTGCGGCCCTCGCACCTGCGCGTGGGCACTCACGCGGAGAACATGGCGGACTGCGCCGCCAAGGGGCGCGGCAAGCGGCGGCGGCACGGCGCAGCGGGCCAGCCCGCCCGAGGCGCGGCGAAGCTCTCGGACCAGCAGGTCAGCGAGATGCGCGAGCTGTACGCCGCCGGCTCCTCGATCGGGAGCCTGGCGCCCCGCTTCGGTGTGCGGCCGCAGACGGTGCGGAACGTGGTCAAGGGCGTGACCTGGCGTCACGTGGGAGGTAGGTCATGAACGATTCGATCGTCACCCGGGTCTGCTCGCCGCGCGCGACCGCGCGCACCGAGCGCAAGTCGTACGAGGCGCAGGTCCAGCGGCTGCGGAAGCTGCAGACGCAGCACGAGGGGTCCTTCCTGCTCGACGCGCCGCCGAGCGAGCACCTCTCGCGGCCGCTCACGTGGCTGACGCTGGTCGTCTACGAGGCGCCGGTCGCCGAGGCGATCATCCAGTCCTGGCTCGAGGAGTGGCGCGAGTACGGCCTCGACATCACCGCGCAGCTCACCGCCGACCAGGACGCGTGGGTGCTCACGCTGACCGCGCGCGGCCCGTTCGCCTCGCCCCCGCAGGCGGTGGCAGCGTGAAGCGGCTCGTCAAGAACGGCGCGGCCGAGCGCTGCCCCTTCTGCAAGGGCGACATCCTGCTCGCCGACGTGCGGGATCCCGAGACGCGGCGGAACGTGACCGGGCTCGTCCACACGCTGCCGGTCTGCGCGCGCTTCACGCTGCTGAACGCGGACGACTTCATCCATGCGGCCGAGCAGGCCGGGGTGGGGCCGTCGTGAGGCGCGTCGCCGTGATGCAGCCGCTCGGCGGCCAGGCGTGGCTCGCGGTCGACCCGGCCACCGGCGAGATCGTCGCCGAGGTGCGTGCGCTGCCGGTGCAGCGTCGCGCGCGCCGGCGCGGGTACCTGCTGCTGCTCGTCGCGAGCGGCGTGGTGGTGCCGTGATGGCCCTGCACCCGGTGGAGGACGCGGCGCTCATCCAGCTGTCGCTGCGCTCGGCGTCGCTCGAGGACTTCGGGCGCGAGCTGGCGCGGCGCGTGGTCGAATACGCGGAGCAGGCGCGCGCGTGCAAGGAGGAGGCGCGGCAGAGCGACGAGCTGGTCGTCGTCGCCCGCGCGGCCGACCTGGCGCACGCGGCGGTCACGCTGGCGAGCAACGCGTGCGGCGCCCTCGCGCACCTGCTCGGTGCCGAGTCCGCGGAGGCGAGGCGCGCCTACCAGGCCTTCGCCGAGGCGCGGGCGCACGAGCAGCTCGCGATGGCGCGCTTCACGCACGTCCGGTCGCGGCACGGAGCGGCCCATGCCTGAGGGCGCGATGGACAACGCGATGCTCGTCGATGTCGCCGGCGGCGTGCGCGACGAGCTGGACGCGCCGATGGTCGTGCTCTGCGTACTCGACAAGGCGGGCCGGCTGCACATCACGACGAGCTTCCGCGAGCCGCAGCGCGGCCTGGCCGCGGGCCTCGTCGACGCGCTGAGCGCCACGTGCTCGGCGGCCGGAATGCCGCAGGAAGAGGTCACCCCGGAGCGCCGGCGACGAGTGAGGGAGCACGGCGATGCGTAGCCGCTCACGAATCCTCGACGGCCAGCGCGTCGCGCCGCGGCTCGAGCGCATGACGCCGGCGCGCCGGCCGCGCTGGTACACCGCGCCGGGCGTGGGCTGGGCGCTGGCGCTCATCTGCATCGGGACCGCGATGATCGTCGCGGCCCTCGTGAGGGCGTGGTGATCGCCGCCTTCGTGGTGTTCGCCATCGTCGTCGCGCTCATCGGCGCGGCGCTGGTCTTCGAGTGGGCGGAGAAGCGCGCCCGCGACGGGCGCCTCGAGGCCTGGCTCGACGGGTTCGACTCGGCCAGGCGGCTCGACCGCCAGGTCGACAGGAGGTGGTCGCGAGGCCTGGAGACGCGAGAGCGTCGGCCGCTCGGTGTGGGGCCGGGCGAGGTCGACGTGTTGACCGACTCCTAGTTCGCATGGCGCGCCCGCCGCCGAACGCGGGCATCTGGGGCCACGCGGGTCCCGTCGGCGCGCACCGCCATCCTCCCAGGTGCGCGCCACGGTGGAGGGGTTCGACTCCCCTCGGCTCCACACAGGAGGTCGACCATGGAGAAGCGCATCGTGAATTACCTGAAAGGGCTCGACGGCGGCTACCGCTACATCGGCGTGCCGGGCGTTCTGCTCGAGGCGATCGCCAGGGACGCGATCGAGTACGTGGTCGAGAACGCCGACCCGGCGCTGCTCGTCATGGACGTCATCGACTCGGTGATGTGCGAGCGCTGCGAGGTCCTGGTCGCGTACTCGAACGCCTCCGACACCGACGAGGACGGCAACGGCGTCTACATGTGCAAGGAGTGCGTCGAGCTGGTGCGGGCCGACGCCGCGCGCGAGGCGCAGCCGTGACCGCGCTCGGTCTCAGCGACGAGCAACTCGCAATGCGCCGCCGCGGCATCGGCGGCAGCGACGTCGCCGCCCTGCTCGGGCTCGACCCGTACCGCACCGCCTGGGACGTGTGGGCGGAGAAGACCGGTCGCGCCGAGCCCTCGCCGGAGAACCGCTTCACCCGCTGGGGCAACCGGCTCGAGGCGGTGATCGCCGACGAGTACCGCGAGCGCCTCGGCGTCGCGCTGTGGAAGGGGGCGACCGTCGTCCACGCGGCGCGCCCGTGGCAGCTCGGCACGCCCGACCGGCTGGTGAACGCCAGCTCGCAGGCGTCCGCCGAGTGGGGCCTCGAGATCAAGGCGCGCGGCCTGCGTCAGGCATGGCGCTGGGGAGCCGAGCGCGACGGCGCGGCCGGCGTGCCCGACGAGGTCCAGGCGCAGGCGCACTGGTACATGTCGCTCACCGACCTGCCGCGCTGGGACGTGGCCGTGCTCCTCGACGGCAACGACTTCCGCGCCTACACGCTCGAGCGCGACACGGACGTCGAGGCCGCCCTGCTCGACGTGGCAGAGCGCTTCTGGCGGGACCACGTCCAGGCGAACGTCCCGCCGGACTTCGACGGCGGCGACGCCGCGTGGCGCTACGTGCACGAGCGCATGCGCGGCGCCGGCGGCAAGTGCATCGAGCCGACCGTCCCCGCCGAGATGATCGCCAGCGACCTCGAGGAGGTGCTGCTCACGATCGAGCGCGCCGAGCACCGCAAGGCCGAGCTGCGGCAGCGCCTGGCCGCGCTCGCCGCCAACCTGGGCGTGAAGGGGTTCGCCAACGACGCCTGGCGGTTCGTCAACGTCGAGCAGCGCGGGAAGGTGAACTGGAAGCGCGTCGCCGAGGTGCTGCTGCAGGAGGCGAAGACCTCGCCCGAGCGCCGCGCCCAGCTCGAGGAAGCCTGCCGCGGCCGCTCGTATCCGGCCCCGCGGTTCACGTCACGTCGGCTGAGGGACGCCGGCGCCACCGACACGGAGGAGTGATCGACATGTCCGAGACGACGATGATGGTGCCGGCCGCGCCGGCGCACGGGATCGTGAGGCAGGAGCTCGGGGCGCTGCAGGTGCAGCAGGTCGCCGAGACCGCCATCACCGCGGCCGCGGCGCAGGCGCGCGCCGAGGTGGAGTCGCAGTACGTGGTCGCGCTGCAGCGCCCGCGCGACCTCGAGGTCGTGCGCGACCGGTTCCTCCGCGAGTGCTCGCGCCCCTCCCTGGCGAAGATCGCGCGGTACCGGAAGCCGGTCGGCAGGGAGAAAATCGAGGGCCCCTCGATCCGCCTGGCCGAGGTGGCACTGCGCGTCTTCGGCAACCTGCGCGTGACGACGCCGACCATCTACGACGACCCGGAGCGTCGGATCGTTCGCGTCACCGTCGTCGACCTCGAGACGAACGCGTCGGCGTCGAAGGACATCACCTTCGCCAAGACGGTCGAGCGGCGCGCGCTGCGCGATGGCCAGGTGCCGATCTCGGTTCGCACGAACAGCGAAGGGATCAAGACCTACACGGTGATTGCCACCGACGACGAGCTGTCGAACAAGGAGAACGCGCTCGTCTCGAAGACGCTGCGCAACCTGGTCTTCAGGATCTTCCCGGGCTGGCTGCTCGAGGAGGGCATGGAGCAGGTGCAGGCCGTGCTCCGCGGGCAGGTCACGAAGGACCCCGACGCCGAGAAGCGGATGGCGGTGGACGCCTTCGCCGAGCTCGGCATCCGCGCCGAGGCGCTCGCCGAGTACCTCGGCCACAAGATGCAGGACACCACACCCGACGAGCTGATCGAGCTCCGCGGCGTCTGGCAGGCCATCAAGGACGGCGAGACCACGTGGTCGGCTGTCATGGAGCAGCGGCGCGAGGAGCGCGGCCAGGGCGCGCCGGCGGCGCCGCCGACCCAGGCGCCGAGCAGATTCAAGGGGAAGGTCCAGCAGGCCGCCGGCCAGAAGGCCGCGCCGCCGCCTGCCCCCTCTGCCCTACCCCGCGAGCCCGGCTCGGACGACGAGTGAGGTGACCCATGGACACGCAGACCGAGACCTCCCCCCCAACCGAGCGCTTCGAGTACCTACCGCTCGACCAGCTCACCCCCTCCCCCTTCCAGCCCAAGAGCCGGAAGGCCGACGACGACTTGGTCGCCAGCGTCGCCCAGCATGGCGTGGTCACGCCCGGGCTGGCGCGGCCGACGCCGGAGGGACCCACGCCCTACGAGATCGTCTTCGGCCACTGCCGCTGGGACGCGTCGCGGCGCGCAAACCGGCCGACCATGCCCTTCATCGTCCGCGAGCTCGGCGACCGCGACGCGCTCGAGCTGCTCCTTGTCGAGAACCTGCGCCGGCGCGACCTGCACCCGCTCGACGAGGCCGAGGGCTACGAGCGGCTCCACAAGGAGCACGGCTACGCGGTGGAGCAGATCGCGGACCGAGTCGGCCGCTCGAAGGGCTATGTCTACGCGCGCATGAAGCTGCTCGCGCTGCAGAAGCCCGGGCGGCTCGCCTTCCGCGAGGGCAAGCTCGAGGCCTCCGTCGCGCTCTACCTCGCCCGGGTGCCGGTCGCGCTGCAGGACAAGGCGCTCAAGGTGCTGCTCGACTGGGACCGCGGCGACGAGGGCGAGCGCATCCCCGCGCGCGAGGCGTCGTACCTGCTGCAGCGCCAGTTCACGCTGCTCCTGAAGGAGGCGCCCTTCGCGGTCGCCGACAACATGCTGGTCCCCGAGGCGGGGTCGTGCACCACGTGCCTCAAGCGGACCGGCAACCAGCGCGAGCTCTTCCCGGACATCGAGAGTGCAGACGTGTGCACCGACCCGCCCTGCTACGAGAGCAAGGTCGAGGCGCTCTGGCAGATCCGCACGCGCGAGGCGAAGGAGAAGGGAGGCGAGGTGCTCACCGCCAAGGCCGCCAAGGAGGTCTGGCCGAGCGAGTGGGGGCCGCCGCAGGGCTACGTCGACCTCGACGCCTACTGCCCCAAGGTCGACGGCGGGAAGAAGTGGAAGCAGGTGCTCGGCAAGGGCGCGCCGGTCGTGCTCGCGCGCCACCCGAAGGACGGCCGGATCGTCGAGCTCGTCGAGACCTCGGTGGCCAACAAGGTCCTCAAGGACAAGGGCATGGTCTCGAAGAGCGATCGGGACCCGGGCGCGCCGCCGAAGAAGAGCAAGGCGGACGCCGCTGCCGAGAAGGTCGCGCGCGAGCTGCACGCGAAGGTTGCCGCCGAGGCGATGGGCGAGATCGCCGCGGCCGCCGAGCAGGGCATCGGCGCAGCCGGCTGGGAGCACATCCTCGACCGCCTCCTCGACATGGCGTTCAGCGCGCAGGTCAAGGTCGCCGCGCGTCGGGGCGTCGACCTGGACAAGCTGCTGAAGAAGAAGCTCACCGCCGCCCAGGCGCAGGGCCTCATGGCCGAGCTGCTCCTGCAGGACGCCGCCGACGTGTACTCCGAGGGCGTCGGCGACGGGGACTTCAAGGAGGTCTGCAAGGCCTTCGGCGTCGACCTCAAGGCGATCGAGAAGCGGCTGGCCGCGGCGGTCGTTGCGCCAGCCGAGAAGCCGGCGAAGAAGGGCAAGCGGTCGTGACGACGCCGCTGCTCGTGCTCGCGGCGTACCTGGTGCTCGTGGGCGCGTTCTACGCCGCGATCGTGGCCGCGCCGCCCGAGGACCACCCGCCGGCCGGGCCGCTCGCCCTGGCGGTCGTGATGCCGATCCTCCTAGTGCTCGGCATCGTCGGGCTCGCGGTCATCTACCTCGCCACGGCGCTGCTCGGGAGGCGGCCGTGAAGCGAGGGGCCTGCGCCAGCTGCGGCGCTCGCATCCGGTGGGCGAAGACGGGGGCCGGCAAGGCTATGCCGCTCGACGAGATGCCCGTCGCGGACGGAAACGTCGTCGTGCGGAAGACCATCGACGGCCAGGTCGCGGTGGTGCTCGGGCGTACCGAGGAGCCCGACCCGCTCGAGGCCAGGTTCAAGAGCCACTTCGCCACTTGCCCCAACGCTGAGCGGCACCGGAGAGCGCGATGAGCTTCGCCGAGGGAACCATGGTCCCGGCCGAGCGCAGCCGCGCCGAGATCGAGCAGATGCTGCGACGCTACGGCGCGTCCCAGTTCGTGAGCGGGTGGGACCACGACCGTGCGCTGGTCGGATTCAGCGCGCACGGGCGCCAGCTGCGCTTCGTGCTCGCGATGCCAAAGCCGGACGAGCACCGTTTCACACACACGAAGCGCGCAAACGCGCTCTTCGAGAAGAGGCGCAACGAGCAGCAGGCGCGCGCGGCCTACGAGCAGGAGATCCGCCGGCTGTGGCGCGCGCTCGCGCTCGTCATCAAGGCGAAGCTCGAGGCGGTCGAGAGCGGCATCGCGACCTTCGAGGAGGAGTTCATGCCTTGGGTCGTGCTGCCCGACGGCTCGACCGTTGGGCAATTCATGGCCCCGCAGATCGCCCGCGCCTACGAGAGCGGCGAGATGCCGAAGCTGCTTCCGGGCCTGCCCGCGCCGGGAGAGACGTCGTGAGCGAGTTCTTGCCTAGCCAGTGGCGCCGTGGTCGACGCCGCATGTCTTGCACGAGTAGCGGCTCCAATGCACTTCCTCGCCCTCGGGGGGTGGAAACGCAAACGAGCACGGCAGGCCGCACGGAGCCTGGTGAGGTAGAGGGAACTGGATGTTGGCCTGCAGTGCCTGGTTCGTCAGGACACCGATCGGCACCTTCTGACCGCACCTGGGGCACGTCACCATGGCTGCATGCTAACCCCGGGAGCACTCTGCAGGCATGAAGACCGCGCGCGCGCCGTCTCCGCGTGGTCCCCGCATCAAGCCCTGCCAAGGCACCGGCAAGGGACCGAAGCGCGCGCAGGATCAGATCACCGTGCGGGTCATCCCCGCCGAGATCGAGGATGCCCGGGTCTGGGACGACGTCGTGGACGCCCTGGCCAGGCTCCTTGAGCTCGACAAGCCCCCGAGGTAGGACCGGCACTCGCATGCGTGCAGCCATCTACGCCCGTGTGTCGTCCCGCGAGCAGCAGCAGCTGCGCACGATCGACTCGCAGCTCCGCGAGCTCCCCGCCTACGCCGAGCGCCAGGGCTGGCGCGTCGTTGGCACCTACGTGGACGACGGGCGCAGCGCCAGCGCCGGCAAGCTCGAGCAGCGCACCGGCTTCAGCCGACTGCTCGCCGACGCCCGCGCCGGCCGCTTCGACGTCCTCGTCGCGGTCGACATGTCCCGCCTCACCCGCACCGACAGCTGGCGCGAGCGGGGCGAGATCCTCGGCGCGCTGCAGGACGCCGGCGTGCGCGTCGCGTTCATGGCCACCGGCCAGCTGCTCGACCTGCGCGCCGGCGTGGGCGACATCATGGCCGGTCTCACGGCGGCGATCGCGGCGGAGGACCAGCGCCGGCGCACCGAGGCCTTCATGCGCGGCGTGCGCGAGGCGGTCGCCCGCGGCGCGAAGGCGCGCGGCGCCACGCCCTACGGGCTCACGTGGGCCAAGGGCGCCCGTCCTGCGGCTGGGCGTGGCACTCGCTGACGCCCAGGGCAAGGTCGAGCGCTTCCGCGGCCTGCAGCCCGCCATCTGCGACGAGGTCGACGCTCAGCTCGCCGCGCTCGACCGCCGGCTCGAGCAGCTCGAGGAGCAGGAGGACGTCGACCCTCGCGCGGTGACGCAGCTCGCCGGCGACTTGGCCGGCGTCAGGGCCGAGCTCGACCGGCTGTTTCCCGAGGACTAGCTAGCAACCGGCGCCGGCCGCCGCCGAAGACCGCGGCATGACCTGGATCGAGATGCTGTGGTTGGCGGCGCTGGCGCGCGCGGCCGGGCTGCACCCCGAGGCGGAGCGCTGGTGGCGGCGGGCGCTCGAGGCTCGCATGCCGTCCAGCATGGCGGAGACGTGAGCTTCGCCTTCAGCCGGCGCCACTGCTCGCTTGCGCAGCCCCTATATCTGCCCCCTTTGCTGGCACTGCCTGGAGGTGGTACGAGTACCACGCCATGGCTATTGACGAGGAGTCCAACGAAGACGGCGCCGACGACGACCTGACCGGCGACGAGCTTCCGCCGGTACCCGAGGGCGCGCGGCGAGTCCAGTTCCACTACAAGAAGAGCAACTTCTTCAGAGTGGTCTACTCCGAGGGCGCCTGGGGTGGGATTTCGCCAAGCGGTCGAATCGTGGTTAACTTCTTCAGCGAGCGCGCGCCAATCCCTCGCCGGCAGACGCAGACCATCTTCCCCGACGGCACGATGGGGCCTGTGGTTACGGCGGAGCAGAAGAAGGGTGTGATGCGAGAAGTGGAGGTCGCTATCACGATGGATCTCGACCACGCCAAGAACCTGCACCAATGGCTGGGCCAGCACATCGAGCGACTGGAGCATCTGCAAGCCGAGGCGCGCCGCATAACAAAGGAAGACTAGAAAGTGCCCTTCATCATCCCCAACTACGACCTTCTTGAATTGTGGGGCACGACCGAGGGCAACGCTCGCCGGTCGCGGCCACCAGCAGAGGTGCGCCTCGCGGGCGAACTGATGCCCCCCAGGGGCCGCCACAACCTCGACGCACCACTGTCCATCCCACTCGCGGAGTGGCAGGCCAACGAGGGTCGCTGGATCGTGAGTACGGCTGCATCGATCGGCCAAATCCGACTCCAAACGCTCGCCGACTTGGCCGGTACACCGGCGTGGCGAACCGAGCGACTTACGACGCAGACGGTTGAGAGCGCTTTCCTCTTCCTGGGTGCCTTCGAGCGCGAGTTCGGCCGTACGACTCGCCCCATCGTTTCGCCCATCGAAGACGGCGGTATCATGATCGAGTGGGAGGAGGGTGGGCGCGAGCTCTTGGTCGAAGTACTCGCGGACGGCACCTTCCAGTATTCGAAGTTCGAGAACGGCGCAGAAGTCGAGGACGGCGCCGGTGATTGGCGTCTCGCTACGGCCTTGGCGCAATGGATGACGACGGGCCGGCCGTAGACCGCGCCACTGCGACGGCCGCTGCCGATACCCCGCGCCCTCCGACACCCGAGGCTATAGGGGCGGCCGAGCTGTTGACGCGGCACTTCTCCTGGCGCGACTGGCAGGAGGGGAGGATCAGCTCCGGCGTGTTCGTGACGGAGCACCTTTCCGTTTTCCGGGATTCATACGTGCCCGTCGATGAACTTCTAGCCGAGCTACCAGCCCATGGGGCTGCTCAGGTCACGGCTGAGTTCGTTCTGGCCGATGGTGCGCTTGAGCTGAAGAAGGACGACCCACCACAGGGCCTCGAGCCGTACGGCCACGTGACGGTCCAGCGACCAGATGAGAGCAAGATCAAAAGGGGTCAAGCGAAGCGATTGCGAGACGCGGCGATGAAGCGCATCGTGCGCCACGCGCGGCCCGAGTGACTTCGGCGCGGCGGACGCAGCGGACGCTAGCCAGCCTGTCGTGGCGAAATCCGCCAACGGCGGCGACCGTCGCGGACCATCTCGACGCCGCGCTCGATGTCGGCGGCGCCGCGGCCCACGAAGCGGAAGAGGCAGAGCACGTAGGGGTCGAGGAGCAGCTCGCCGCGCCCGTCGAGGATGGGGCCGACCCACTGCCAGCCCTCGGCGCCCCAGGCGCGCACGATGCCCTCGGCGTCGTGGCGCAGCCGCTTGCCGGCCTGGAAGCCGCGGTCCATGACCCGGCCGTCGATCCAGCGCCGGCCGCCGTGGCCGATGAGCGGCGAGCTCTCGCGCATCGCGCCCAGCACGGCGCGCGCGGCGACGACGTGGCGCTCGGTCGGTCGCTGCCAGGAGGAGCACCAGCGGCCGCTCTGGCGCCCGTAGTGGCCCTCCGCCGGCGGGCGCTTCCCGCCCTTGAGGCGGACGCCGGCCATGGTGACGCGGCGGTGCACGGACCCGCCGGTGTTCGCCTGGGCGTCGTTCCAGATGGCTTCGCCGATGGCGAGCGCGTACTGCGGGTAGAGGTCAACGCGATCGGCCTCGCTGGCGAGCGCCCAGGCCATGCCGGACTCGTCGCCGTCGAGCCCGGCCGCAGCCGCCCATGCGAGCGCGTCGACGACGCGGTACTCGTACGTCGAGCCCGGCCAGGTCGCCGCCGGGTTCGGCGGACCCGAACACGATCGACCGCTCGCCGACCGCACGCGCTCCATCGCGAGCGCGAGGCGCGCCGCCGGCGAGGTGACGGGCGCCTCGCGGTAGGGCTGGGCGACGAGCGTCGGCGGCCGCGCCACCAGCTCGAGCGCGCGCAGCTGCAGCCGGTGCCAGGCGCGCAGCTCGGGTGGCAGGCGCTCGGTGATGGGTCCGTCGTCCGGCGCGGGCAGCGGCAAGGATCGGCGGTGTCCGAGCGCCTCGGCGCAGCCCCGACAATGGACGGGGTCGTTGCCCCCCCACAGACAGCCGCCATGCAGGGGCGTCATGGGCTTCCCTTTCCGTGCAGGAACTCCTGCAGCCAGACGCGGGCAAGCGTGCGGTTCGGCGCCGACGCGTCCCGGTGCACGCTCGCGAGGATGACGAGCTCGGCGAGCTGCTCTGCGGTGAGCGTCCACGTCCCGTCGCTGACCGCGTGCGGCTGCCCGTCGAGAATCACGTTGTGGACGGCCTGCAGCTCGACGCCGTGCTCGCCGGCGGGGCGCGCGCGCAGGCCGGGGCCGAGCCGCAGCCACGCAGGCATGGGCTCGGCGGGCGGTGGCGACGGCAGGTCCGCGAGGCGCGGCGGCGCCGGCGGCGCGCTGCCGGTGGTGGCCTCGAAGTGCTCGCGGCACAGCCGCGCCGCGCCCTCGGCCCACACAGCCTGGCGCATGCCGTGCGAGCACATGTCGCAGTACGACAGCCCCAGGTAGCCGGTCACGGGGTCACCGGGCGCGCGCGCGGCCGCGGCGGCAGGCGCACGCGCAGCTTGTCGGCGATCGCCTCGAGCGCCAGGCCCTGCCAGGTGAGCTCGCCGTGGAGCACGCGGAGCTGCTCGTCGTGATCGAGGAGCCGCTGCTCGTGGACGATGTGGCCGCCGGCGGCGTGACGCTCGAGCGCCGCCGCCGCGCGCGCGTCCTCGCGCTCGACCGCCTCGGCGACGTCCCGGTGGGTCGCCACGCTCTGCAGGGTGATGAGAGCGCCCACGAGCGCGGAGAGCCCCAGGAGGAGCAGACCGAGGAGAGCCTTCGCCGCGGCCGCTGCCCCGCCCCACCGCGTGATCGCCGACGTGGGCGTCTCATGCGCGGCCTCGGATGCAGTCGACCCGCGCCGGCTCGGCGGGGTGTCGTCGAGGTTGCCCATCTCTCACCACCTCCAGCGAAGACCGCCAAGGACCTCGCCGGCGAGCTCGCGGCTGCCGAGCGGGTCCCAGGCTGCGCCGATCCATCCGTGCGTGAAGAGCGCGCCGCGGAGCCCGAGCCGGTGCTGCAGGTCGACGCCGGCGCCGGCGACCGCGCCGCCCGTGCTCGAGCCTCGGACGAAGGAGAAGAGGTCGACGCGCCCTCGCCCGGGCTCGAGCTGCGCCTCCACGCGATCGAGGGCGTCGCGCGCCGTGGTGCCCGCGTCGGCGACCACGGCGCTCAGCGAGGGACCATCGACGACTCCTGGCCCGCGGGCGCGAGCGGCGCGATCGCGAGGCCACGGAGCTGGCCGAGGCCGGCCGCCTTGCCCTCCCGCTTCGCCTCAGCGACCGCGGTCTCGACGGCGCCGCCGAGCCAGTCCTCCACCCGCTGCGCCCACGCCGAGCCGGCGAAGAGCTTCGTGAGCACGCCGCCGCCGAGCGCGATCAGCTTGCGCCATCCGAGCCGGGCCCGGAGCTTCGCGACCGCGCGCTCCTTGGCGATCCGCTTCTCCTGGTCCGTGAGCTTGCCGTCCGCGCGGCCCTCCTTGAGCGCCTCGACGTAGGTCTGCCAGACCTCGAGCACGACATCGCGGGCGTGCGCGCCGAGCTCGGTGACGAGAGACCTCCACGCGGCCGACGCCCCGACGCGTACCAGCAGCCAGGTCGCCGCCGCGCCGAGCAGCGCGAGGATCCAGCCGAGCAGCTTGTCACCGTAGTCCACCGCGAGCTCGGGCAGGTCGGGCAGCACGCCCGCGGCAGCGATCGCGAGCGGCGCGCGCGCAGCTCGCGCGGGCGGCAGCGCGACCGGCTCGAGCGAGGCCAGGAGCACTGCCTCGGCGACGTCGAGCTGGGCGTCGACCTCGGCGGGCGCGACCGCCGGAGCGCGGAACTCGCTATCCACGATGACGCAGGTGGAGTCGCACAGGATGGTCGGGAACGCGTGGGCCTCGCGCGAGCAGCCCGAGGCGGCCAGGGTCAGGCCCGCTGCCATGAGCAGAGCGGGCACGAAGCGGAGTGGGGAACGCACCATGGGTGAAGCCTCCTGGGCTCCACGGTGCTGGTGGCGCACATCGCGCCGCCACTTCGGCGAGGGTTACGGCGTGAACTGCGTGCTGGCCGTGCGCGGCGAGAGGATCTGCATGCGCCCGCGGAGGAGGGTCCGCACCCTGCCGTCGCTGAAGAGCGCGCGCACGTCGTAGTGCCACAGCCCGAGCACCCCGAGGAGCGCGGCCTCATCCGGCGGCGTGAAGTTGATGGCGTACCAGCCCTTCCCGGTGCCGGTCTCCGTCTCCTGCGACTGGTCTGCGTCGATCGCGATCTGCTTGGTCGTCGGTGTCCAGCCCGCTATGTTGTCGAGCGACCGTCGCTGCAGCACCTGATCGTCAGGCGCAACCGTGCCGTCGCGCCTGCGCAGGGTGAGCACGAGCACCGCGTCAAGCAGCGACTGCGCCACGCCGTCGACCACGTACTGGACTCGGTACGAGAGGTAGTCGCCGGCGATCACCGGGCTCAGGCCGTAGCCCGCGAGGTTTGCGGGGGTGAAGTCGAAGTTGAGCGGGTCCATCTCGACGGACATTGCCGATCCTCCTGCGACCTCAGTCGAAGTTGTAGCCGAAGGGCCAGCGGTTGATGCTCCGCTCGCACGTGAGGAATCGGTAGTCGTCCCGCGAGACGTGCAGCCAGCCGTCGCGGACCACGGCCACCTCGGCGCCCGTGTTGGTCACCGTCGCCGTCGTCACGGCGTCGATCGCTGCCGCGATCCCTGCGAGCACCTCGGCAAGCGTCGCGCTCGAGTCGCTCGTGTACGACCAGGCCACGCCGTCGACGGTGCCCGAGTAGGTGGTCGAGCTGGACACTGTGGGCGTGAGCATGAAGGTGACGGTGTTCAGGCACGCCATCTCGGCCGCCGACCAGTTCGCGCGGTTCCAGAAGCCGTGATCGGAGTCGTACGGCATCACGAGGCCCGGGATGCCCCACAGCTCGCCGGCGCGGTTCAGCAAATTGTGCGCGCCGCCTATGATCGGGGCGACGGTCGTGGTGTTCTTGACCGCCGAGGTCGCCACCCAGCCCGCGTGCGGTGTCCACCACTTTCCGGTCGCGCTGCCGTCGCGGTTGCGGTCGTAGGCGACCACGAAGCGGTAGGTCCCGCCTGGGACCGGCGATGCGTAGTAGGTGACCGTGTCCTGGCCGACCGCCGCGCGCACGTTGAGCAGCAGCTGGCCTGTAGTCCCGTCCCACACGATGTTCATGGCGTGGGCGTTACTAGCGGCGATGCAGTAGATGCCCCACGTGACGCCTGGCGCCGGCGCCACGCTCGGCAACGTGACGTCGAAGACGTGCGTGACCGATTCCCACGCGACGGAGGGGTTCGCCGGGTCCGCCGTGACGAACGTGTCGGTGCTGCCGACGCGCCAGCCGCGGATGGTGTTCGCCTCGAGCGGCGGTGTCGTGAAGCCGCTCGCACCGACGGGCCGACCGTTGTCGATCGCGTCGGTGGTCACGCTGGTCCCGTTGGACCGCCGCAGCCACGGCTCGATTGCGGTCTGGTTCGCGGTGCCGCGGCCCGTTCCGACGCAGCGCACGGCGTTGATGGTCGCGAGGCCATCGTTGGCAACGGTCCAGTGCGCGAGGACGTCGTTCATCGACGGCTGTTTTGTCCCGCCGGCGAGCGACTGGGTCTTCGTCGTGTAGCGCCGCCACGCCGTTTTGCCGATCTGCTGCACGCGGCCGACGCCCTCGTTGAGATCGACGATCTCGTGGATAGCGTAAGTACCCCCCTCGGCGAAGGGGTCCTCGAACTCGCGCGCGCCGCCGATGCGGAAGGTGTTCTCCAGCTTGAGCGGCACCCCACGTGAGTCGGCGGGCATGAACCGCGCGATGGTCGCGAGGGTCGCTTGCGTGATCCCCAGGTACTCCTGGTAGCCACGCTCGTTCGTGCGGCGCCTCTTGGCACCGGTGTTCGTGCCCTCGTGGCACCACACCGAGCCGGGTGCGCCGGCCGCGACCACGAGCGGAAGAGCGAGGTCGACGACCGAGCTCAGCGGTCGCACGATGGTCCACTTCGCCGTCGCGGTGATCGCGTCGAGGTATGGCTTCATCCCGACCTCGAGGTCGGCCACGGTGTACCCGGCCGCAGCGAGATCCTCGGCGAACGGATGGCTGATGAACGCGGGCTCCATCTGGCAGTGCAGCCACACGTCACACTTGCCGCCGGCGAGCGCCTCGTACGTCCGCAGGTGCTCGGCCCAGGGTGTCCAGAAGGCGGGGTTCGTCCAGACGCTGGTCATCCCCTTGGCGTACGCCTGCTGGCCCGCCGCGTTGATGTACGGCGCGCCGTACTCGCTCTGATCGGGCACGGGCACGCCATCGTCTGGCGTGCTGTGAGCGGCTGCGACGGGGATGAAGCCATAGTTGACCGAGAAGCCGAGCGCCCGGTAGCGGTCGACCGTCGTCACGAAGAGCGCCTGCTGGGTGTCCGGCGACTGGACGATCAGGTGGATGTCGACCTTCGCGGTGTCGCGCCACCAGGTGACCAGCGCCTGGTCGGCCTCGAGGTTGGCCGCGAAGTCCTGCGCGTGCGGTGTGAGATGGATGCGGAACTGGCGCCGATGTCGATGGTCGAGCGGATCGAACGTGCCACGAGTCCCGCGCAGCACGCCGTTTCGCCCCCCACGCACCGCTCGAACGCGGCTGCCACCATGGATGACCTCGATGAGATCGAACGAGTGGACCGCCGCGATCGTAACGAGCAGTCCGGGTGTGCTTGCCGGCAGCTCGCCCAGGCGGGGGTAGTAGTGCACCTGATTCCCGACGGCCAACGAAGGTGGAATGGCCGGCGTCTTGACGATGGTCGGAGCGACGAGGGCCGCCTGCTCCGCTGGCGCGACACGACCGCCGGCGCGGCGCGACACGACTAGACCTCCTCGAACTCGAGAAAGATCTGCGGGTCAGTGCTGGTGCTCGACCAGCCCGCGTCGGAGATGAAACGCGCCTGCACGCCCGCATCCTGCGCTGCGTTGATCGGGTTCAGCGGAGCGCCGCCGGTGCGCAGCGTGCCGGCGGGAATCGAGGCCACCTGCGTCCAGGACGCTCCGCCATCCACGCTCACCTCACACGAGAGCGCGCCACCGGCAGAGATGAGATTGCCGAAGTACGTCCAACGGAGGAGGCGCACCGCACGCGGCGCCGTCCACTCGAGGTCGGCATTGTAGAGGCCCGCCTGGGTCGAGTTGGTGGTCTTGTTGTTGACTCGGAAGGATGGCATGTAGCGGCCCTTCGACGCCGCTGCCCCACCGCCACCCCCGTCGCTTCGGTAGGCGTTGCGGTACATGGGGGCTACCCCCTCCTCGCGGTGGTGCGGTCGTTGATGCGGAGCTTCCCATCGACGGTATCGCGCACCCAGAGAAGGTACCCATCACCCTTGGCCGCGTCGCCGATGGGCGCGTCGACGTTGAATGTCACCTCGGCACCTGCGGGCACGATGACCCCCTCCGCCTTGACGGTCGCCGCCGATGGGTTGGTGTCCGCGTACGCCTTGTCGCACTGCAGGACGTAACACTTCACCGTCGCCTCAAGGGTGTACTGCCCATCAGGAAGCGGGCCAAGCTTGCCGACCGTGACGGCAATGTCCTGCTCGACGTTCTCGCCGAGGACGCCTCCAGGCGTGGTCACGCGTCCGAGCTTCGCCGCCCGTGCCTGCTCTTCGTTGAAGCCCATGGCTCGATGGTCGGGGCCTGGCCAGCGAGCCCGCCACTTCACGGAGGGTCTGCGAGACCGAGACCTACAGGAAGCGGGACTACAGGAAGCGGGAGTACTTGAAGGACACGCCGCGGATCTTCTGCGTGCTCGGCGTGGTCGTGCCGAACTGCACTTGAGCCACCATGGCCTCGCCGGCCGCGACCGTGTACGGCATCACCGACGGGTCCGACGTCGCGTCGATGGTGAGCGTCTGGTTCGTCGCGGCCAGGGCCGAGGACTTCATCGTCCCGCGCTGGGTCTTGGTGGCGCCGGCCAGTCCCTCGGACATCAGGCGGAGGAACATCGCCGACGCCGCGTTCGCTCCGACGTACGCCTTGACCTCCCGCAGCCGGAAGCCGACGGGCACGAGCAGCGGGAACTCGACGGTCAGGCTGGCCGTCACGCCGACGATCTCGCTCGCCACGCCGCCCGCCACGTTGAGGTCGCCGGCTCGGTTCGCGACGGTCCCGCCGCCGGAGTACCACTCGCCCGCTGCCGCGGGCACGAAGACCTCGATCGGCGTCGAAAGCAGGGTGACCAGGTAGTCCTGGAGCTCGTTCATGTCCTGCGCCTCGATGATGGTGGCGCCGTGGACGTAGGTGCGATTCCGGCTGCTGGGCAGGGCCATGGTGCTTAGCCTCCGACGGGCACGCCGCCGACGCGGCTGTAGGGCGAGCCGGCCACCGCGGCGAGCGACTCGATGATGGTGCCGCGCGTGTGCGCCGGCTTCATGCGGTCGACGACCTGCTGGGCGCCCACGCGGTCGTAGGCGGTCGGCAGGATCGCCGGGTCGCGGTAGATGAACCAGTCGTAGACGCCTCGCCACTGCGGGCACCACACCCGGCACTCGAGCACGTCGACGGAGATCGCTGAGGCGAGGGCGCTCAGGTCGGAGCCGATGGCGAGCCCCCACCAGCAGCGGTTGCCGCCGATGATGTTGTAGGGGTCGGAGCCGAAGTCGTCGAGCCACCCGGCCTCGTAGCCCGCGCCGTCGAGCCGGTGGTAGGGCAGCACGATGGTGCCGCCGAAGCCCGCGCCCGAGTCCACGGAGCGCAGCCAGTAGGTCGTGGCGGCGCCGAGCGGGTTCGAGGCGCCGAAGATGTCGATCACCCCCTGGCTGTCCACCTTCCGCGTCCACAGCCTGCGGTTGCCGCCCTGGTTGTAGAGGCCGAAGATCTGGAAGTAGCCAGTGACCAGGTCGAGCTGGTAGATGCCGGCCCAGCACGACGCGGGCAGCGAGGAGATCTGGAAGGCCGCCGCGATCTCGCAGCGGAAGCCCTCCGCCAGCGTCGCGCGGACGCGGGGCGCCTTATCGAAGGCGCCGTCCCAGCGCACGTCGACGCCGACGCCCGCGTCGAGGTCGAGATTGCCGCCGGCGACGCCGACCGTGCCTGCGCGCGGCTCGCTCACCCAGTAGCTCGCGAGTGACGCGAAGGTGTCGGTGAGAATGTTGCTGTGCTCGACCAGGACGATGTCCGCGTCGTCGAGCGCGAGCAGCTGGCGCAGGGCGATCTTGATGTCGTCGCGCGTGTAGCCGTGCACCTTGCGCAGGTGGCCGACCACGCGCTCGCGCCGGGTGGCGATGGAGTCGCCCGGGAGCGGCGACAGGCGCGTGACGGCCTCCCAGCGGTCGAGCAGCGACCAGGCCACGTCGGGGTGGTAGTAGAACGCCAGCTCGACGGCCTTCGCCCAGGCCGTGCCGAGCGCGTCGCTGAACACGCGCAGCTGGCGCTGGACGCGCGAGCTCGGGTCGGTCGAGTAGCTCTGCCCGGGCGGGAGGCACGCCTTCACCAGCTCGTACATGAGTTCCGGGTAGACGTAGAGCGTCGCGTAGGTATGCGCGATCTCCTCGGCCGAGCGCACCCCGCGCGAGATGCGCAGCTCGTCGATCGTCCCGCGCCACTGGTCGAAGCTGTAGACGCCCACGCTGTTGCGGGCGCCGATGGTGAGCCCGCCCGTCGAGCCCCCGTCGATGTCCCCGTGGGCCGACGTGACCGAGCCCACGTGCTGGCCGTTGATGTACCAGTGGACCTTCACCTCCGCGGTCGAGATCCACTCGCGGACCGCGGCCAGGTAGAAGTCGCCGCTCGGCAGCGTCACCGCCAGGTCGGGCACGGTCGCGTGCGTAAGGCCCGAGCGCTGCCACCTGAAGCGGAGGTAGTCCTGGCCGGCCACGCGCGCGATCGCGACGCCGTAGAGGTAGCAGCTCCCGAGCGCCGCCGCGTCGCCGTGGAGCACGAGCTGCTGCACGGCTCCATCGACCGGCGCGTACGTCACGACCGCCTCGACGGTGAGCGACCGCGTCAGCCGCAGCTTGCCGGCGCCGGCCGCGGTCTCTGCCGTCTTGAAGGCCTGGACGGTCGAGAACTGCCGGCCCTTGCCGAAGCGTGCGTCGACGACATCAGGCCACACCGGCAGCGCGAGCCCGAGCGGCTCGAGGTGCCCCTGCACGTCCTGCGGGCGCTGCTGCGTCGAGGTCTCGTCGAAGTGCCAGAGCGCGACGGTCTCGGCGTCGGCGCTGGAGTCGAGCGGCTGCGCGAAGGCGAGGGTCATGCGCTACTGCCTCACGATGAACTGGTCGACCGTGATGAGGTTCACCGTGTTCGCCGGGGCGAGGTTCGTCGCCTCGACGTTCGCCGCCGGCGCGACCACGATGGTGTCGACGGCGCCGTCGACCTTCGCAGCCGCGGCCTGCAGGCGCGACGGCCGCAGCGTGCCATCCCAGTACGTGCCGCCGACGGAGTAGTCGGGCCGGGTGCCGACGTAAGGCCAGGTGTCCGGCCGCCCGGGCCCGAGCGCGTCGATGAGCGCCTGGCCCTTCTCGCGGATCGGGTCGACGATGGCGCCGCCGGCGTAGACCGGGTTCCCGGCCACCGGCGGCGTGGCCGCCAGCTCGGGGTCGTCCTTCAGGACCACCTCGTCCGGGTTCGAGCCGAAGGCCTCGATGACGTGCTGCTTCCCGCTGTTGAGCGTCCCCGTCGTGCGCTTGTAGGTCAGCCGGTCGCCGACCTGCATGTCGGCCGGCCGGTTCGCGCTGAGCTGCAGCGTGCGCGTGCCGCCGGTCCAGGACGCGACGGTCCACGCCCCGTTGTCGACCCAATCCCAGGCGAACTGCGGGTCGGAGTCGACGGTCACGCGGAGATCGATCTGCTGCTTCTGCTCGACGACGGTGAGCACCTTGCAGTCGGCCATGCCGACCGGCCGCTTGCCGTCGAGGTACGTCTGCAGCGCCGTGACCTCGCCTGCCGAGAGGATGCGCGCGGCGCCGCTGCCGGGATGCACGGCCGCGATGTGGACCGAGCCCAGCCCGCCGCGGTTCGGCCAGACGTAGGCCTCGAAGATGCCGGTGACCTCCTTCGCCCACTGCCGGTAGTCGTTCGCGTTCCCGCCCATGCCGGGCTGGGCGATCTTGTCGAGGATGCGCGTCTGCAGCTCGCCGTCGGTCTCCTCGTCGGCGCCGTCCTCGTCGAGCGACAGCACCAGGGCGACCTGCGCGTTGATGCCCGCCGGTGGCGACACGAACGTGAGGACCTCGCCGGCGCTCAGGCGCGTGGCCGAGCCGACGTCGATCGCCAGGATGTCCACGTCGATGAAGCCGCCCCCGGGGATGGCGCCGCTCTCGTTGAGCTGGAAGCGCAGCCCCGACGCGTGCGTGAGCTGCGCCCCCGCCGTGAAGGCCGAGGTCGCCGTGCCGACGAGCCGGCCGGCGTTGGCCTTCTTCGCGGGCGTGGCCGGCCGCCGCGTGATGCCGCGGATCGCGGCGTGCCGCTCGAGCTCGTCGCCGCTCGCAGTGTCGGGCCAGAGGTCGCGCTCGATCACGCGGAGCCGGCGCAGCACGAGCGCCACCGCCGTCGCCTTCACCGCGGCGCGCAGCCAGTTGTCGCTCTTCTTGGCGACGTTCGCGCCCGGGAACTTGTTGCTGAAGTCCCGGACGACGTCGTCGATCAGCTCGCGGAGGCTCGGCAGCTTGAAGGCCATCGTCACTCTCCGGGGGCGAAGGGCAGGAGGCCCTGCAGGTTGATCTCGCCGCGCTGCACGTCACGGATGGACGACCGGATCACCTGCCGGCCGCGCTGGTCGCGGTCGACCTCGACGACCAGGTCGGCGGCGAGGCCGAGGTCGACGAACTCCTTGAGCGCCTGCAGGAAAGCGTCGCGCCGGCGCAGGGCGACCGAGGCGGTGTCCTTCGGCGGGATGAGGTGCGCGGTGCAGCCAAGCTCCGGGTCGGCAACCCACTCGTTTCGCCTGGTCTGGAGCTGGTGGTAGAGCATCGTCTCGATGGTCTCGGTGGTCTGGAACCCACCCCTGCCGTCGTCGACATAGTCCTTCGTGACGGGGTCGATGCGGAGGTCCCAGCCGGGCATGGCCCAAGGGTGCGCGGCAGCGCGCGCGGGACGCCACTCCCCGGCGGAATCGGGCTACTTGCCCTTAAGGACGGAGGTCCCGACCACCGCGGGCGCGGCGGACGGCGCGACCATTGCGACCGCCGTCGTCCCCGCCGGCCCGGTGATCGGGACGCTCGCCACATGGGTGTGGGCGTTGAAGGCCGTGCGCAGCGCCTCGACGTCGCTCTTGAGGGCCAGCGGCACTGCGCCGCTGCCGTTGTCGATCAGTACTGTCCCGTCGTCCGTGCAGATGACCCGGACCAGGCTGTTGAAGATCGCGGTCTCGTCGTGGTCAAGCGCCGGCTTCCCGGTCGGGTCGTCCGAGGCGATCACGGCGACGGCGCGCGCGCTGCCGCCGGCGGCGACGAGGATCGCCTTCGTCTTCCCGGTGCCCGCCTTCGGCCGCGAGACGAAGCCCACCTGCTGGTAGACCGGCACGCTCTCGAAGGGCTCCTCGTTGCCCTCGTCGTCCACGTGCCCGGCGAGCTGCCACCGGTTCACGGCCGTGGCCGCCTTCACGACCAGCCGGCGGACGAGGCTGCCGATCCGGACCGCGGTCCCGCTCTGGCGCTGGCGCCGGTCCCAGATGGTCTGACGCATCGAGAGTCCTCCTACACGGTGAGCACAGTGCCCTTGGGCACGAGGCGCAGCTCGGTGGTCGGCCCCTGCTCCTTGGAGCACGAGAACCGAACGCGGGTGATGAGGTAGTCGCCCTTGATCTCGAATTCCTCCGACTCCACCCGGGCCATCAGGTCGAAGGCGTAGAGGGTCGGCCGCGCGGCGCCGGCCCGCCGCTGGCCGTGGCCGCGGACGGTGATCACGAGCTCGTGCCCGGCCGCGGCGCGCTCGGCCAGCTCGCGCTCGGCGCGCGCGATCGCCTGCTTCCGGGTCTTCACGTCGTTGTCGGTAACGATCAGGACCTTCGGGTGCTGCAGGTGCTTGCCGGTGCCGTCGGGCCCGGGGCCGTCGACCGCCTCGCCGGACACGCGGGTAACGGCGTCGTCAAAGTCGTCGTGGGTCTCGGAGAGGCAGATGATCTTGGAGTACATCTCGCCGCAGTCGTCGACGACCTCGAGGCTCTCGACGTTCGACTCGTCGGCGCGGATCGAGCCCGGGCCCGGGTGGAAGAAGGTGAAGGTCGGCTCCTGCTGGTAGTTGGGCTGACCGACGATGAGCGTCTTGCCGTCCGCCGAGCTCCACGCGAGCAGCTTCGCCTCCTCGAGGAAGTGGGCGAGCACCTGCCACCGGCTCTCGCCCGGGCGGACCTTGCGCCGAGCCTCGGCGCGCTTCGCGTCCTGGGACAAGAGCAGGATGGCTTCGTCTTGCGCCTTGTTCCCCGTCGACTTGGCCCCGGCGACTGAGCGAGGAACGGTGACGCTTTGGCCGTTGCTGAGATTCACGTCGACGAGCGGCTCCCCCGACACGCGACCCACCGCCCCGCCGCCCGAGATGAGGCGCCGATTGGTCGCGTTCGAGAGCGCGACGTTCGGGATCCACGGATCGGCGCAGCGCTTCGCCAGGTCGGCGATCCCGAGCCCGCCGAAGCTGATGAGCGGCATGCGCTCGTCGACCAGCCGGCCGCCGCGGTCGCGCCCGCTGATGGAGATCGAGGAGCCGGTCCGCTTCGAGCTCGAGCCGGCGCGCCGATCGATGAAGCCGGTGAGGATGCGCGTGTCGTCGAGGAAGACCTGCACCTCGCTGTCCTTGGCGAGCGCGCGCCACAGCTCGGGCGTGGTCGGGCCGACCGCGAGCGAGAAGGCATCCGCCGGCGACAGCATGTCGTTGGTGATGTCGTAGGTCTGCCAGCCCTCGATGGAGTAGACCCCCGAGACGATGGTGACCTTGTGCTCGAGCCGCCTCACCGAGGGCTCCGCAGGCGCGGCGAGCTCGAGGCCGCCGGCACCTTGAGGACCGTGCCCGCCTCGATGCGCGCGGGGTTCTTGATGTCGTTGAGCCGCTCGATCTGGTCGGCCCGCTCCTCCGCCTCGTCGGCGCCGTAGGTGCGCTGGCAGAAGGCGAAGAGGGACGTCGGCGCGAGCGGGCGCCAGTCGACGATCCTCGGCGTGTCGGTGATGACCGTCTCGGCCGCCTTGCGCACGCTGTAGAGCAGGCGGTTGAAGGCCTGCAGCACCGGCCAGCGGTCGAGGTCGGTGGCGAGCTCGAGCCGGTCCATCTCTCGCTCGAGGTCGTTGGTGAGGCTGTTCAGCGCCATGGTCACGTCGCGGGAGGTGAGCGCGCCCGGCTCGGCGGCCTCCCAGGTCTCGGCCAGCTCGAGCGCGTCCTCGTGCACCGTCGTCGAGAGCGCCGAGCTGCCCTCGAGACCGAGCTCCTCGTTGACCTCCACCAGGCCGGCGTCCACCTCCGCCGCCGACGCCCGGACGTCCTCGACACCGCCGAGCGGCTGCGCGCCCGGCCCCGGCTGGAAGAGCGCCGGCCGGGTCGCGTCCTCGTGGAAGGTGGCGTCGACGACGAGCAGGCCGCGGCTGTCGGCCTCGGCGCTGTAGTCGAACTGCCCGACCTTGGCCTCGAATGAGCCCGTGAGGGGGTGGACGAAGGTCCGCGTCGCGCCCTCGCGCACGAGGTCGTGGAGGGCACGAAAGCGCGCCATCGGGTCGTCGTCCTCGGCCGTGGCCAGGAAGACGAGCCGGCAGCGCGTGACGCGCGGCTCGCCACCCATGTCGCGCAGCTCGGCGCCGTCGCGCCCCGGCGACTCGAACGGCACGAGTACTCGGCCGCCGACGTCCTGGGTGAGCTGCACGTCCAGCCGGATCCCGCCGAAGCTGCACTCGAAGAGCTCGTCGGCCCACACGTCGCGCATGGCCTACCGCCCTCCCCCGCTGGTGCGGATGCTCGGGTCGTTGTTGAGCACCTCGGCGATGAAGCCGGGCGCCACACCGATCTGGATGAGGACCTTGCCCGCCGCCTGGCCGGCGGCCATCGCCTGGTCCGCGGTGAGCGACGGGTTGACCGCACCGCCCGTGTCCTGGCCGAAGACGACGGGCGCCATCCTGCCGTGCGCCCAGCTCTGCAGCCCGGCGTCGCCGTCGATCGGACCGGCGCCGGTCATCATGGCGAAGGCGTGGCTGAACATTGTTTCGGCCGCAGCCATCTTGGCGCCCGACCATCCCTTCTGGGACAGGACGAACTTCTTCATGGCCTCGCGATCCATCTTGAAGCCGTCCGTGCCGTCGCGCGTGATGAAGCCCTGCGTCATGCCCTCGGTGAGGATTGAGCGGGCGCCCGACCGCGCCTTCTCCGGATCGACGTTGGGGTCGAACCAGACGCCGCCCGTGCGCGAGCCTGGCGACACGTGGAGGCCCATGTCCTTGCCTCGGTCGAGGAAGAACTCGTCGAGCGTCCGAGCGGCGCGCTGGTTCTCCTTGCGGTCGATGCTCGAGCTCGCCAGGTCGAAGGCCGCCTTCAGGCCGAGCGCCGCCTTCGCGGCCATCCCGACCGGGCCGGGCAGCGCGGCGAGCGCGCCGGCGACCGTCGAGGTCACCGCCTCGAGGGACGACACGCCGTGCGGCGACAGGCTCGTGAGCGCGTAGCCGATGCCGGCGCCCTGGAGCATGTTGCCGCCCATGCCGAGCAGGCGCTGCCCCCGGGTCGGGCCTGCCGCGCCCACGCCGCCGCGCCCGCCGCCGCCGACCGCCCAGCCGGCCGCCGTCATGGCCAGGTTGCCGAGCGCGCCGCCGCGCCCGCCCCCGGCCAGCGCGCCCGCGGCGCCGCCACCGAGCGTGCCTGCGAGCCCGCCGAGCCAGCCGCCTCCCTTGAGCGCGATGAACAGGGCGGCCGCCTCCGTAGAGTGCTTCGCGAGCCACTCGACCGCCGCGGCGATCTTCTCCATCGCGCTCGCGACGATGGGCAGGACGCGCACGAGCTGCTCGTCGAAGACGCGCTGCAGCTGCGCCTTCGCCTGCTCGATCTTGAAGGCTGGCGTCTCGGCGATCCGGGCGAAGTCGGCGTCGAGCTCGCGCGATCCGCCGGCCGCCACCGCGACCAGCTTCTCGAACTCGGCACGGCCCTCCTTGAGGATCGGGAGCAGCGCCTTGTACGCCTCGATGTCGCCGATGGCCTTCATCAGCTTCGCCGGGTCGCCCTGCGTCTTGTCGCCGAGCTCGAAGATGATGTCGGCCATGTTGCGCAGGCGCTTCTCGCCGTTCGGCCCGGTCTCGAAGACGTTCACGCCGACGGCCTTGAGCTGCCGCGCGTTTTTCACCAGCTTGGTCATCAGCGACGTCATGCCCGTCGCCGTCTCGGCCGCCGAGCCGAAGCCCTGCCGCGCCAGCTGCAGGAGCGCGCCGAGCTCGCGCAGGCCCTCGACGCCCACCTTGTTGAAGGTCGCGAACTGCGGCGTGAGGCCCGCCAGCTCGGCGGCCATGTCCTTGAGCTCGACGGCGCCAGCCTTGCCCTGCGCGACCAGGCCCGCGAACGCGTCCTTCATCAGGTCGCCGCTCACGCCGAGGTTCGTCGACAGCGCCGCGGCGGCGACGGTGATGTCCTGGACGTTCGAGCCCGTCGCCGACGCCACCATGCCGAACGCGTCGAGCGCCTTCGCCGCGGCCTCGATGTCGCCGGTCAGCGCGACGAACTTCTCCACGCCGCCGAGCAGCGCGTTCGGGTCGAGGCCTCGCGCCTGACCGACCGCGAAGATCTGCGTCTTCAGCTGCGCCATCCGCTGCGCGCTCGACCGCGAGGCGATCCCGAGGCGCACGACGCGCGTCTCGAAGTCCATGAGCTTCTTCGCCTCGGCCGCCAGCGCGCCGATGCCGAGCACGCCCGCGATCCCGCCGAAGCCCCCAAAGGCGCCCCGGAAGGTCCGGTTGAGGTCCGCGGTCACCTTGCCGCCGAAGCGCTGCAGCGTCCGCTCCGTCGAGCCGATCGACGCGCGCAGGTAGCGCTGGTCGATGCCCATGCGGATCGCGGCTTCACGTGCTCCCCTGGCCATCGGCTACCTCCGTTCCTTGTCGCGCCGGCCCACGACGCGCCCGCGCATCCCGGCGCCGTCGTCCGCCTCGCGCACGCGGCCGCGCACGGCCAGCTGCTGGGCGCGGCGCTTCTCTTCGAACTGTGCTTCGAGCATGCCCTCGTTGAGCCAGAAGGCGC